GGAGCGACCTTGAATTAATCAAGGATAAGACTCTGCTCGGACCTCTATCAGTTAATCCCGTTAACGGGAAAACAGAGATTCGAACAGGGCCTACCGACCCTATTAATGAACTCATAAAGAACTTAGATGTTCATCAAGATGTTCGCTCTAGTCAAAACGGTACTAATTCTCAAAGACAAACTATCGCCGTCTTGGAAGCAGGTAATACTGAATCCATGACGAACCAAGCGGTAGACTTAAGCCACACAGCTACTTTCATAACTGATGCGGATAAACCTGTCCAAGGAATTAATCCCGATCTGAGTCTGTATACTCGCATATTTTCAATGGATAAAGTTATCCTTGCCCTTGCTGAACAAGACTATCTTAAGAGTAAAGACCGAAATCCTTACTTCAAAAGTTTAGCCTTAGCAGAAAGGGGAATGAAAATGCGCGTAGCGTCAATATCCGAGGCTAGTACAGTAGTACTAAGCCAAAGGATAAATGGTCCGCTACTGAAACTCCTCAAACTTTCCAGATACCACTCCTACGCCCTAACTGGGGGCGAAGGGATCCCTAAACAATTACGATTAGGGACGGCAGAATTCGGGATACGGAAGGACTTTGAAATCCTTTCCGCAGACCTAACTGCAGCATCAGATTTCATACCACATGACGTTTCTAAGGCCATATGGGATGGAATCTGGGATGCATTAGGTGCAAGCTTTCCTGACTTATATTACGATGTGGGCCTTAGATGTTTAGGTCCACAAGAAAATATTGAGACAGGGCAGGTAACCACGATGGGGGCACTCATGGGAGTGTCAGCAACGTGGCCAATCCTAGCACTTGCGCAAGAATTCTGCGCCGATAAGGCAATTCGGAAGAATTTGACACTTATCAGTGGTAACAGAACAAAGAATTTCGTCGCCATATGCGGGGACGATCTTATTGCCGCGTGGACAAGTGAATTTTCAGAAACGTACTTTGACGTTTTAAAGCTCATTGGTTTAAAACGAAACGTCAACAAAGAATACCGAAGTAAACTTGGTGGCGTATTCATCGAAAAGGCCTTCACTGTGAGAAATCACATAGGTGAAGAGCTGCCTCAGCCTCCTGAGACAGATTCTAAACCCGGTGAAGTTAGCTTATGGGCATACATTAAATTGAAATTCAATAATAATGAATACTATAAGCCATCAATTCGAAGACAAAAGTACATGAAAATCCACTACATCCAACGGCCTTTATTAAGCGCAATCGTACTTGCTAAAGCTTTCGCTAGAGCAGGTATGGTTAGACCTAGTAAAGGGCAAGAAGATGCCCCAGCATTCTTAACCCTCGGCCCATGTCTCACAAAAGAGTGGAACATGTCAAGTGAGCCTTGGAGAAAAGCTGCTGTTATACACGTTGCTATGAAAATTCATAGGCGTGTAATCAGTAGAATGGAGAAGAGTGGGATTCCTTTGTTCTACCCACGTTCTTTAGGCGGTTGGGGGTTACCTGGTAAACAGGTGGCCCCATCCCGCTTTCGAAAGGCTTCAGCCGCTATATTGAATGGGCAGGGTGAACTACAGAAAAAGCTTTCCAATATCTTTCTCTTTAGTAAAGCACCTGCCTATCTTCGTAAGAAGCTCAATAAAGGACTGAAGGCCATTCAGGAATATCCTGAACGGTTTTCGCCGAGTGCAAAACCTATGCCGCTTCAAGAAGCGTCAAGGGATTACACTAGCCGCGTACTTGCTTATCATGGACATGACCCCACGAAAAGTAAGTTGCAGCAAATTCGGTATAAGAACGTTGGTACCATTGCCAGACTTATCAATAACACAATAGATAAAGCAAATAAAACTTGGAAGAGCGCCAAACCAATGGCCGCTTCGAAAGCGTTAAAATTGCATAATATCTTCGAAACTAAAATGGTAGATACTCAATATATGAATATCCTCCTTGGA